TATATGACAGAACCTTTGCAAGTGCCGAAGAGCTGAAGGAGATACTCACATTCAAACGTGTTTTCAAGGAAAGTTATCTGAATGTGACAACAACATTAAAGTCAATAACCAATGAAATGGAGCACATGAGAGACAGTGTAATACACGACTTGGAAGTCATTAATGCTGAAACCGGTGAATATCAGTTTGAAATGAAACAGAAATACATTGAAACCCTCAACATTACAGAAGCATTGATGGTTAAACAGACATACGAGGAAAATGCAAGAAGAAAAGCCGAGTATGAGGCAAGAAGAAAGGCAGAACTTGAGGAAAGACAGGCAAGAGAAAAGGCAGAAGCCGAAAAACTTGCAGAGGCAGGAAAGAAGGAACCGGAGCAGAAGCAGGAAAGTGTTTCACAGACTGTTGAGGAAGAGGCACAGGAAGAAAGAACAGAAGAAAATCAGGAAGAGAAGATACACACAATAGTAATCAGGGTGTGTGGAACAGGAAACCAGCTCAATGCATTGGGTGAGTTCCTTACGAAAAACAACATTAAATATGAGCAGATACAGTAGGAGGAAATGAAATGGCAGTATCAAACAGTTTGGCAAAAAGACAAGAAACAAGTTTTACGGCATATTTGAAAAATGATGCGGTAAAGAATCAGATTAATGAGGTTGTTGGTGGAAAGAACGGAAAGAGATTCATCAGTTCAATAGTAAGTGCGGTTGGAAATAATCCAACATTACAGGAATGTCAAAATTCATCAATAGTAAGTGCAGCATTGCTTGGAGAGAGTCTTAATCTATCTCCAAGTCCACAGCTTGGACAGTATTACATGGTTCCGTTCAAGGATAACAAAACAGGAACAAAGGTGGCACAGTTCCAGCTTGGGTACAAGGGCTACATTCAGCTGGCAATCAGATCAGGACAGTACAAGAAGTTAAATGTGCTGGCAATTAAGAAAGGTGAGTTAATCAGATTCGATCCACTTAATGAAGACATAGAAGTAAATCTCATTTCAGATGAAAATGAGAGAGAAAAGGCAGAAACAATTGGCTATTATGCAATGTTTGAGTATGTCAATGGATTCAGGAAGGCAATGTACTGGTCAAAGGAAAAGATGAAGGCTCACGCAGTGAAGTATTCACAGGGATATGCATCAGACTTGAAGAAGGGAACGAAGTGGACCTTCTGGAGCAAGGACTTTGACGGAATGGCATACAAGACAATGTTGAGACAAATCATAAGCAAGTGGGGAATAATGAGCATTGACCTACAGACAGCACTTGACAGTGACATGACAGTAATTAATGAGGATGGAACACATACATATGTGGAAACAACACCTGTTGAGCAGACAGAAAATGAAGATTATGAGGAAGTAGTGGAGCAGGCAGCTGAAGAAACAGAGAATGTTCCAGAAGAAAAGAAGAACAATGAGAAATCGGCTGAAAACAAGGTTCAGACAGAATCAAAGCCATTTTTCAATTTTTAAAAAACAGACAGTCATAAATCAAAATATATATCACAAAATTGTAAGACCTGTCACCTGAATGGTGGCAGGCAGAAAGGAGACGTGACAATGAACATTTCAGATTACATCCCTTTCGGAAAGGACAATGCGATTTCAAGAAAAAAGCTAGAGAAGGTGACAGGATTGTCAGACAGAGACATAAGGGAAGAAATTGCAATGGCCAGAAGAAACACGGTAATACTTAATCTATCCAATGGACAAGGGTATTTTCAACCAATAGAGGGCGAGGAAGATGAACTTGTAATTAAGTATTACAAGCAGGAAAGCAGCAGATTAAAGAGAATAGGTTGGTCGTTGCTGGCAACAAGGAAAAGAGTAAGGGAGATACAGAATGGCAGTTAATGCAAGGCAGAAGGGGGCAAGGTTTGAAAGACAACTTGCCGGGCATCTAAGGGAATACGGATACAGAACCAGAAGAGGTCAGCAGTATTGTGGGGCAAATGGTGATGCAGACGTTGTGGGACTTCCGGGAATACATATAGAAGCAAAACATCAGGAAAAAATGCACTTGTATGACTGGATGGAGCAGGCAAGAAGAGATTCAAGGCAGGATGAACTTCCGGCAGTGTTTCACAAGAAAAACAATGCAGACATTCTGGTGACAATGACACTTGATGATTGGATGCAGATATATAGGGAATATGAAGCAGGAAACTACATTAAGATGGGAGAAACAAATGGGAAGACCTATAAAGGCAGGACTTAGTTATTTCCCGAAAGATGTTGATTATTATGAAGACTTTAAAATAATGGACCTGATGAATGAATATGGTCCATTGGGTCAAACCATTTACGACATAGTCATTTCGATGGTTTACCGAGAGGGTTACTTTCTTGAGTTTAAAAACTTTGAACAGCTCAAGAAGAACCTTCCGGTTAAAATCATCAAGACAATCGGTAACAGATGGGTTAACAAAAAAGACTTTGTGTTACAAGTTATTCTCTCTTGTGCGGACATAGGTCTGTTTGATCATGACCTCCTGATGCAAGGAGTTATAACCTCTGTTGGAATTCAGCGACGCTACGATACAGTGACTGTTAGGAACAAAGTCCAGAAAACAAGGTACAGGTTGATTGATGAAAAAGGTCAACCCTTATTAAATGAACCATTAAAACCGATAAATGTAACAGAAACAAGTGTAAATGTAACAGAAACCAACATAAATGATGCGGAAATACAACAAAAGAAAATAAAAGAAAACAAAAGTAAAGAAAATATAAAGTATTTTTCCAACGAAAACCTTAATGACGTGTTTAGGCAATTTCTGGAACTTAGGGAACAAAAGGGAAGACAGATTGTTGGCTATCAGATACAGACATTGATTGAGAGACTTGAACAGGTGGCAGACACGGACGAGGAGAAAATACAGGCAGTCAAGAATGCCATAGCAGGAGGATGGAGTAATTTTTATCCTGTAAAGAAAGAGCAACAAAACAAGAAGACATTTAATGACCAAAGGCAATATGACTACCAGACATTGGAAAGACGACTGATTGAAAACAGAGACAAGAGGAGGAAACAACAAAATGAAAGTTAAGGATATTAAGGATATAGAAATTCGCTTAGAGGAATTGGACAGAATGGAATCGCAGATTTTATTTTCAGTTTCAATCTTATCAGCAGAAGATCACGTAAGATTGGCAAGAATCAAGGAAGAGAGAGCAGAGCTTAAGGCGAAGCTGGAGAAAATGAATGAGAAAAAAGACAAGTAAGGAATTTGGCTGCATTTTAACACACGAACAGGAAGAGTTCATAAATGACGGAAGACCAAGAGACAATGCACTAAAGATTTTTAGGGCAAAGGCTTATGGCAATGGAGGAAATAAGGATGGCAAGAATGTCAAAAGAGGAACAGGCAAGACGTGAGGGTATGGCATATGCCCTGAGGTTTGCAAGAGAAAAGGGATTGGATGCCTTGGAAGCAGACCTGAAAATGAGAAATGCCATTGACCTACCTTTAAGGGTATCAAAGGCAGACTTAGACAAATTCAGTGACAATGTTAAGTACAACACAGTACTGTATGTAAAAATCCTAATGGCTGTAACAATGCATGATGAATTTGGTTTTGGTAACAAAAGAATAAAGCAGATGTTTGAGAGATTCGACAACAAGGCTGAATGCATTGCAGAGGATTACAGCACATGGGAAGAGCAGATAAGCATAATTGCAGAAGAATGTGGAATAGACATGGACAGCGAAAGAAGAGACTTAAGAACAGTGATTAAATAAATTAATTTAAAGGCAAAGGAGTAAATAACCAATGAAGAATACACTATCAGATTTGAACAACTATTTGTTTGAAGCAATTGAAAGAATAAATGATGATGAGCTGTCAATGGAAGAACTTGATAAGGAAATCAAGAGAAGTGAATCGGTCAACAAGATTGCCAAGACAATCATTGATAATGGAAACCTGGCATTGCAGGCGAAAAAGCACTTTGATGAATACGGAAGCGGTGAGGATGTTGAAATCCCATTGCTTGGAATAACAAACAAATGAATGGAGAGCTGTAAGTAATGTATGGAATGAAATACACGGATGAAATGAAGCAATTCATTCTGGATAATTACAAGGGAAGATATAACCAGGAGCTTGCAGACCTGTTTAATCAGAAGTTTAATACCAACATAACAAGTAGAATGATTAAATCATACAAGGCAAACAATAAATTAAATTCAGGATTAACCGGCAAGTTCAGAAAGGGGCAGACACCACACAACAAGGGCAAGAAAATGCCAAAGGAAGTCTATGAAAAAGTAAAACATACAATGTTTGCAAAGGGCAACGTTCCACCAAACCACAGACCTGTTGGAAGTGAAAGAATTTCAAAAGACGGATACATAGAGGTTAAGGTTGCGGAGCCTAACAAGTGGAGATTAAAGCAGAGAGTTGTGTATGAAGAAGCTAAGGGAAAAATTCCCGAAGGCTGCACAATAATATTCCTTGATGGAAATAAGAGAAATTTCGACATCGACAATTTAAGGTGCATAACCCGGTCGGAACTACTATATCTCAACTGCAACGGGTTGAACAATTCAAATGAGATTACGGAAACTGGGATTCTAATGGCAAGGTTAGACAGAACCAAGAACAAAAAGAAGCAGGAACTAAAGGACAAAAATGTTAAGAAATGTTAAGGAGTGAGAGAATGTTAAATATCGAAAAGTATAAAGAAGAATTGGAGAATATTGGAGTGATTAACCCTAATGGACTGGCAGTTATAGATGGAAAGCCATGTATGTGTCAGGAAGCTGAGTGTAATATGTGCGAGTTGCGTAGCGAAGAAAGCTGTTGCTTTTATAAAACAGATAATTGGCTTTTCTCCGAATACAAAGAGCCAGAAGTTGATTGGAGCAAGGTCAAGGTTGATACTCCAATATTGGTTAAAGACATCTTAAAATCAGAATGGATTAAAAGGTATTTTGCTAAATATGAAAATGGAAGGGTGTATGTTTGGAAAGAGGGAAAAACATCTTGGAGTGCTGTAAACGAACATGACGTGAATTTTTGGAAATGTGCAAAATTAGCAGAAAGTGAGGACTAGATGGATTGGATAAGATTAATTAAGGCTATTGGAATAACAATTCTGATAGCTGTTGAATTAGGAATGTTAATAGTTGCTTTAGCTGATGATACAGAAGATATTCCAAGAGTGATTTGCGCAATCATATTAATTGCAGAAGCTATAATTATTGCATTTGTAGCAGTTGTTAGATTTATATATAGCATATTATGAAAAAGGCAGGTGATTAGATGTCGATAATTAACACATTGGCAATAGTCCTGGTAATTGGAGCAGTGTTCGTTTTGTGGGCGATATGTAAGTTGCAGGATAAGGATTAGAAACAAAGGTACATTGACAATTGAATATTGGTAGTTGGAATGGTATAATTTTTGTATTACTAGAGAGAGGAGGATTCTTCTATGGCAAAATGTATTAGTTGTGGAAAAGAAGGTGCACAGACAAGACATTTTAACGGAGGATATGTGTGTGAATCTTGTATTGGAAAATATTTTTCATGTCCTGATTGTGGAGAAGTATTTGATTTAGATGATTATGTTAATGGAGATGCAGGAAATGGATTTTGTGCCAAATGTGCACCAGAACATTAAAAAGAAGATGTCATAAAGCCAACTACCAATATTCGGTGGTTG